ATGAATTGCACACACTGGAAGGTATATTTGATAAGCGAGGCAAGTTGGTGATGGACAAAAAGACCAAAGAGCCCAAGCAAATACCCGACCCGGAATGGATCTTGTTCGAAAAGTGCATGCGTGGAGATTCGACAGACAATGTGTTTAGTGCATATCCAGGTGTACGCAAAAAAGGTAGCAAAAACAAAGTTGGATTGCTTGAAGCCTATGCTGACAGAAATGCAAAAGGTTTTAATTGGAACAACTTAATGCTACAACGTTGGACTGACCATAATGGTGAAGAACACAGAGTGCTAGATGATTATGAGCGCAACAGGATATTAGTTGATCTCACTGCACAACCAGATGAAGTGAAGCAACAAATTGCAACCACCATTGCAGAAGGTAAAGTAAGTAGAAAGAGGCCAATGGTAGGTGCGCAGTTTTTGAAGTTTTGTGGCAAGTATGATCTAAACAGACTAAGTGAACACAGCCAGCAGTATGCAGAGTTTTTAGGAGCAGGCAATCCAGAATGATTGATCAACGAATGGTCCAACAGCAAGTAGACAACGTGTGGCAACACATGGTTGGTGTTATATGTTTAAACTGCACAAATCGCAAACAGGTTAAACGTGTATTGCCTGAGTTTTTTGCAAAATGGCCCACGCATGATAAATTGTTGCAGGCACTACCGCAAGAGATTGAACAAGTAATTGAACCACTTGGAATGAAACATGTACGGTTAAAAAGACTGTGTCGCATGAGTGAGCAGTTTGAAAACTGGGACGGAGAAGATGCTACAGAATTGTATGGCATTGGCAAGTACGGAAGCGACAGTTATAGACTATTCTATAAGAATGAGATACCAGAGGATGTAGGGGATCACGAACTTAACAGGTATATCCAGGAAGAACTAACAGCATGAATGACCTAGTAGCAAAAACCATAATCAAGAACAAATATTGGGTAGTAGAACAATCTGGTAATCAGGTTGCTACTATACAAGCAGTCGAAGATGGTGGATTTGTGTATGTACACAACGATAACAGAGAAAAATATTCAAGTGTTAAGTTGTTAAGCAAAAAACACAATATTCATTTTACTCCTGGTGAAAAGAAACAAAAAGAGGAGATCCAAAACGAAATATACGGTTTTCCTGCAACCAGTAGAACGTATAACGAAGTTTACGATATAAAACACAAGATAGCCATATATACCAAGAAACCAAAAAGTCGAAGTCATTATTGTGCGGGATGGTACTTGATCAAGTCCAGTAGCAAATGGTCGAAAGTGTTTTGTCCTAAAACCATAGTGATTAAAAGATACGAGTATTATGGTCCATTTAAATCAGAACAACAAATGTTAGAAAAGTTAAAACAATTATGATCAAAAGATTTATACAAGGATTTATCTTAGGTGTAGTCACAACAGGGGCAATTACAATCGGTGCAGAAATATTCGCACAAGAGTTGATGGATCCCGGAGAAGAAGAATCTGTAACAAGAAGCAAGCCAGTAGAATGCTACGCCAGTCAGAGTGTGTTAACAATGGCAGAAGATCAAGGCTACGAAGTTTTCTGGCAAGGCGCAAACATCAAAGACAATTACCCAGATAACACAATCGTAATCATAATCAACAATGAATTAAACTCGTGGATGGCATTAGAAATGAATATGGAAGCCGCATGCATTTTAGGTTATGGTGGTAATTTTTGGTTGTTTAACCAATATTATCAAAATTTAACTCCACAAGAGGAGCAACAATAATATGGAAAAGATCAGTCTAGCAATTAAAAAGTTCAACGACAAAGTAAAACTAATGAACCAGACTGGTAGTAAACAATTAGCACTAACAGCAGAAGAAGCACGTAACTTACACAGTGATATCTATGTGCTGTTAGCTAATCTTGCTGAGACACAGGAAACAAGTGTGTCTGAGCCTGTAAATTCAATTAGTGTAGACGGAGGTGGTTTTTAATGATAATATACCTACTTTTTAGTCATAAATACTATATTCAAGGAAATAGAGATGTCCAGACCAAAGCCGACGGTTTTGTTAGAGCATGTTAACAAGACAAATTATAAAAGCGACCAAGTCCTTAGTAGTGAAGGGATTTGGGCTGTTTTTTATGATGACCGTCCGATCAATCTAAAGACTCACAACATACTATTACATTACCCAGGACCCAAGTACAAAAAGGTAAGTTTTAGTAATAGCGGGCATGCGATTAACCTTTGCAAGAAACTCAACAGTCTGTTTAAAACAGATAAGTTTACAGTGATATTCATGAAGCAAGGTGAACAAATCTTCCCTTAGTCAATTAGATTACGCAAAACTCTTCTTAGAAAAGGGTGGAGGCAAGTACTCCAACCTAGATCTATGGCTACGCAAATGGTTTTGGAATCATACCGACCAAAATAAGTTACGCCTAAGCAAAGACGGTTTCAAATACCTCAGAGGCGTAGAATTTCCATTATACCAAGTTAAACTTCCAGAAAAACTAAAAAATCGCACACTCATACAAATGAGTCGTCTGCTAACCTGTTGTTACTATATCGAAAACTTAAAAACTGTTTGGCTTACAGGGGAAGATGAAACTGTGATGCTGAAACTCCATGCTGACAACCTGCAACAATACTTAGATAATCTTTCTTTATAATCAACAACTTACAACGCCAAATAAACTGATTGACATTAGGCCAGAAAGAGTCTATAATAGTATTTGATAAGTTGATAAAGGAGAGCACAAATGGCAGTATCAGAAACAAGAACAGTAAATGTAGAAGAAGGCCGTGTTAGGATTCAGCGGTGCTTTAATCTTAAAAGACCTGTGTTTTTATGGGGGCCTCCGGGAGTAGGCAAAAGTGATATCATCTCCCAAATCACAGATGACCTAAATGGTTATATGATTGACCTTAGACTTGGTCAGATGGATCCAACTGATATTAGAGGTATTCCGTTCTTCAACAAAGAAGCTGGGAAAATGGATTGGGCTCCACCAATTGAATTACCGGATGCAGAACTAGCCGCAGAATACCCAGTTATCGTCTTGTTCTTAGACGAAATGAATTCCGCTACTCCGGCGGTGCAAGCGGCGGCTTATCAGCTTATCCTGAACAGGCGTGTTGGTAAATACACTCTTCCTGAGAACGTGGTTATTGTAGCCGCTGGTAACCGCGACAGCGACAAAGGTGTTACTTATCGTATGCCGACACCGCTGGCCAACCGCTTCGTTCACTTAGAAGTTAAAGCTGATTTTCAAACTTGGCAAACTTGGGCAGTTAAAAATAAAGTACACCAGGATGTTGTTGGTTACTTGAGTTTTGCTAAACAAGATTTGTTTGACTTTGATCCACGTTCATCAAGTCGCTCATTTGCTACTCCAAGATCATGGGTATTTGTGTCAGACTTCTGTAAAGACGCAGATATTACCGACAGTGAGCTTAGTGATTTGGTTTGTGGTAGTGTTGGCGAAGGTATTAGTGGTAAGTTTATGGCACACCGTAAGATTGCCGGATCATTACCTAAGCCAGAAGATATCCTAAGTGGCAAGACCACAAAGATGGAATCCAAAGAGATCAGTGCTATGTATGCACTCACAACCAGTATGTGTTATGAGTTGCAGGATTTCTTAGAAAAAAATCCAGAGAAGAGCAGTCTCCCAAACTTTCACAAACAGGCTGACAACTTCTTGAAATTTATGATGGAGAACTTTACCACAGAGGTATGTGTTATGGGTGCTCGTGTTGCTCTTACTACATATAACCTTCCAATGGTACCAGGCAAGATGCCCAGCTTTGATGAGTTTCACAAAAAGTATGGCAAGTATGTGATTGCCGCGGCAAGTTCCAATAAGTAATTTAAAAGGAGCGGATATGAGTGATTCAACAGTTATCGATAAGCAGGACAGTGTAGTAACTGTTACTGATCCTGCAATTGATGCAAGAGCAAGAGAAAAGATAGTTACTGCACGTATTGGACTGTTGCTCAAGGCACCTTTCTTTGGACAATTAACTTCAAGGCTTGAGTTGGTAAATGCTGATGCATGGTGTCCTACTGCCGCAACAGATGGTAAAAGATTCTACTACAACTCCGAGTTTATTGACAAGTTACCATTAAGACAGTGTGAGTTTTTAGCAGGACACGAAGTGTTGCATGTGGTGTATGACCATTTAGGCCGCAAGCAGGAACGTGACGGTAGACTCAGCAATATTGCCGCAGACTATTGTGTCAACCAAGACCTTATTGACCAAGGCATTGGTGAAAAGATCAACGTTGTTCCAATCTTGTATGATTCAAAGTTCAGAGGCTGGGCATACGAAGAAGTTTATGATTACCTGTTTGACAATGCTGACAAGATTGACATAGACAGTCTTGCAGAACAGTTGTTGGATGAGCACCTTGAAGAAGAAGGTGAAGGTGGTGGCGTAGGTGACGAGGACAAGGATGGCAAAGGTCGTCCTAAGATCAGTGCAGAAGAAGCCAAACAGATCAAAGATGAAATCCGCGGAGCAGTACTATCAGCCGCACAGTCCGCAGGGTCAGGTAACTTACCATCAGGTGTAAAACGTCTTATCAAAGACTTAACTGCTCCTGTTATTGATTGGCGTGAACTGATCAGTCAACAGATTCAATCAGTATACAAAGACGACTACAGTTTTGCACGTGTTAACAGACGTGGTTGGCACTTTGATGGTATACTGCCAGGTATGAAGCCAGGTGAAATGATTGATGTGTGTATTGCACTTGACCAGTCTGGTAGTATCCTAGACGAAGATTCCAAAGCATTCTTAAGTGAAGTAAAAAGCATTATGGAATCGTTTGAAGAATACCGTATTACCATATGGTGCTTTGATACTGGCGTGTACAATGCTAAAACATACACGTCAGACAACATTGAAGACATACTGGACTATGAACTAGCAGGTGGTGGCGGTACTGACTTTGAATGCAACTGGGACTACATGAAGGAAGAAGGTATTGAACCCAAACGTTTCATAATGTTCACAGATGGTTATCCATTTGGTTCGTGGGGTGATGAAAACTACTGCGAAACTGTTTGGGTTATCAAAGGCAACGAAACATGTGAACCACCATTTGGTATTTGGGCCCATTACGAAAAAGAACAGCAGAAGAAAGCGGCTTAATGGGGGCCAGAGCACACCAATTCATACTCAAGTATATTGATCAACTAGAAGGCGCAATAGTAGAAATAGGAGCAGGCAGAGGAGAAGGGTCAACTGACTTCTTTGCTGGTCTTGTGGTTGGGTGTACTCAGTTTACACACTATTCAGTAGACTTTGACTCTGAAGCATACAAGGTAATGAAGCAGTACAGTGACCGTATACCCAACTGCCACGCATACTGTTTAACAGGTGAAGAGTTTTTGCGCAAACACTTGAATGAAAAGATCTGTTATGCTTATCTTGACAACTTTGATTACATATATGATCCCGACAACTTGCCTTGGTGGGTAGAAGGACAAATAAAACGTTATCAAGAACTAGGTGTTGACATGAACAATACCAACAGTCAACAGGCGCACCTATTACAAGCTCAAATGTGTAACCTAAACGCACAGGATCGTTGTGTAATACAACTAGACGATACATTTAAACGTGGCAACACTTGGACAGGCAAAGGCGGTACTGCTGTACCATATCTTGTTGACCAAGGCTGGAAAATAGTTTATACTCATGAACAGAGTGTAGCATTAATTAATTTCTAAGGAGTAAACGTGGAACTAACAGATTTCAAAACACTAAAAGCAACCAAAAAAGTTAAGATTATTATATACGAGCTTGAAGAGCGTTTACTTAAAATGCAGGATGCGCTA